GTTCCTGTATCGGCTGTTACGTCATGGTCAGGAACCGTAAGACCCATCGTGGTATTAGCAAAATGTTCAATACACTAATCAAATTTTGGAACTGGTTGAAGGGACTGTTCCAGAAGAGAAAAGACCCACCTTCACAACTCAAGGAGCTAAATGTATGGCACGATCAGTAAATGTAAGTTGGGTTCTCCCAACGACCCGCGAAAGCGGTAAGCCGCTCAACCCTGCCGATGTAGCAGGCGTGGAGCTATCCCTGTCCGCTGATAACGTCAACTGGACAGCCTATGACACCTTCCTACCCGCAGTCCTCGCCACCGTGATTCCAGAATTGGATATCGGTGAGTGGTTTGTTCAGGGTGTCGTTCTAGACACCGCAGGCAAGCGCAGCAAGCCTGTCGTCAAGAGCATCGTCGTCCCTGACGAGTCGGCTCCCGGCGCACTCAATTTGACCCTATCGTTCTGACCTAAATAAAGGCAAGGGGAGAGAAATCTCCCCTTGCCCTGATCATCATGGAGAATCGTCATGCCTGCTAAAGTTGGATTGAAGAGAAACGGAAAAGGTCGAGCAAAGCTCGGTTCTAAGAAGCGCAAGTCCCGCAACAAAAAGAAGTAATTTGCTATGAGTAAAGTGACTGTCATCACGGCAACCGTGGGCAACCCGTTGCTGCCGCATACCATCCGCTCGGTCGCTAATCAGACCCACAAGGACGTTCAGCATCTTCTGGTGGTGGACGGACCCGACCATTGGGAAAAGGTGGGCGACATGATTCAGCAGATTGAGGTCCATCAGGACTACAATCTCCAACACCTAGACGTTATCGCCATGCCGTACTCCATTGGCAAAGACCGATGGAACGGACACCGCATCTATGCCGCAGGCGCATTCCAAGCCGAAGGCGAATTCGTCATCTGGCTTGACGATGACAACTCCCTCGCACCGACCCACATCGAAGACTGCCTCAAGGTAATCGCAGCCGGAAACGATTGGGCATACTCGTTCCGCAAGATCGTGGACAAGGATCACAAGTTCCTATGCGACGACAACTGCGAGAGCCTCGGCAAGTGGGCATCTGTCTTGGGTGAGAACGATTTCTTCATCGACGTTAACTGCTATTTTGTGCCAACAAAGCTAGCCATTCATCTAGGACCGGCATGGTATCGCAAGTTCCGCGAGCCGAACATGCCCGAAGTGGATCGTGTTCTGGCGCACGCCCTGATGAATAACAACCTCAAGTTCGACACCACCTACAAGCACACGGTCAACTACACCGTGGGCAACACACAGAATTCCGTTCAGCCTGAGTTCTTCGCGAACGGCAACCGTGCCATGCGCGACCGATTCCCTGACGGACTCCCTTGGAAAGTACAGGAACTCCCACTATGAACCCATGTATCGTATCGTTCTTCATGAACAACATCGACATGAAGACTGTCGGGCTACAACGCTCGGTGGTTGAGAAGTTCAATCGCTCAAATGTGAAGCACTATCAGATTCAGGTAGGTCTTCCGCACGGTGTTGCGATGGACTACTTCATGACCGTTAACGGCTCACCGACAGGTGGATTCGTCGGTCAGGGTGTTCCACAGCAATGTGACCACGATGCCGTCTTGTTTCTAGACATTGACGCAATCCCGGTTATGGATCGCTCCATCGACACTTATCTCGCTTATGCTTATGAGGGGCATCTAGCGGGTAATGCGCAAAGTTCTAATCACATTGGCGACGGGCAGCACATGTTTGCCGCACCGTCAGCCGTCGCTATCTCTAAGGAGACTTACGATAAAATTGGAAGACCGACAGCCTACGAACAGCCTAATTCAGATGTAGGTGAACAGTGGACTCGCGCAGCCCGAGAACACGCGATTCCGGTTGACTTAGCCATGCCAGTGTGCTACAATGAACCACCAGTCAGATACGATTGGGAACCAAAGGACGCGCCGCCTTACTGGACACTCGCTAAAGGGTTTCCAAACTACGGACAAGGTACTACCTTCGGTGATTCAATCGGCAACCTCTTCTACCACCAGTTTCAGATTCGCATGGGTGGCGTGGAAGAGAAGTTTTGGAAGAAGTGCGAATCGTTGCTAACAGGTAAATAAATGAAAAAGGGTTACACTCACATTGTCGTAGTTCTCGACAGTTCCGGTTCGATGTTGGATATCAAGAAAGACACGATGGGCGGTTTCAACACCTTCCTCCGTGCGCAGAAGGAAGCCGAAGGCGAAGCAACGATGACACTCGTTGAGTTCGCGCAGAATGGTTTTGGTTCTACCAAACCTATCTGGAACGGTAACGCTATTATCGGTGGACCGCTCAACGACGGCAAGGTTGTGGAACCGGAAATCAACGTCAAGTACGATTTCAAGGACGTTAAGAACGCTCCTGAGTTGACGGAAAAGAATTACTTCCCGACCGGTGGCACTCCGTTGCTCGACACGATTGCGGCAACGATCAATCGTACAGGCAAGGCTCTCGCAGCACTTCCGGAGTCGCTACGTCCTGAAAAGGTTCTCTGTGTTATCATCACAGACGGCGAAGAGAACACTTCCCGAATCTACAACCACCAGAGAGTGATGGAAATCATTCAGCATCAGACCATCGTATACAAGTGGGAATTCATGTACCTCGGCGCGAATCAGGACGCTATCAAGGCAGGCGCAGCATTCGGTCTTTCAGCCGCACGCAGCATGTCCTACGGTACGTCGAAGGACGCAATCGGTTCGACCTATGGCGTACTCGCATCGAAGACCATGGCATTCCGTTCCGCAGGGAACGCAGCCGAAGCGACCGCATCCCTCAATTTCACAGCAGCAGAACGCAAGAGCGTAGAGGACAAGAAGTAACATCATGTCTAAGAACAGTGACTTTTTCAAGACTTCCGCAAAGGTGCCGCGTGTTCCGCAGTATCTCAAGAAGATGCTTGCGCTCAACGGCGGCACTCCTGAGATTCGCCGGATGTTCGCACAGGCTCACCTTGTCCATGTGACTCAGAAGTTGAAGCGTGGCAACGAGCCTGACGCAACGACTGAGGCAGAGTAACATGAATCCTGACACCGGCAAACTTGTCGAAGTCGAAAGCGCACAAGACGCACTCGCAAAGGGTCTGGTCCCGGTTCGCCGGGATTTGAGGGCGAAGGAAGCTTGCGACCTTCAAATCAAACTCTACTCGCCTTGCGGTTGTGGCAGCGGCAAGAAGTTCAAGTTCTGTTGTAAGGGCAAGAAGATGTTTGTCCTGAACACGGACCCAACCTAATGCTTGTTGAGAAAGCAGCACAGACGGCAAAGATGCTTTCAACGCGGACGGACGACGAAATGTTCTATGCGTTGAAAGCACTGTCGCAGATGACAGGCGTGGAAACATCCACCCTGATGCGTCTTGCGATTGCGGCTCTGCTAGAGAAAGCCAGAAAGCTTGAGCAACCCGTTTCATACGACGACCTCAAGCGCAACGTAATTCCACAGGAGTAATTTGAAATGACGATCAAGGCGATTAAACTGATTAGTGGTGAGGAACTCGTCGGTGAAGTGATTCACGAAGAGCGTGGTAATGACGGTTTCATTGAAGAAATCTCAATTAAGAATGTCCTCGCTATCATGATTCAGCGTGCGCAGGACGGCAACCTAGGCGTTGGTTTTGTCCCGTTCGCACCGTATCTCGGTAAGGGCGTGACCTTCGACTTCGCGCATGACAAGCTTCTGTTCATCAAAGAGGTTGACGAGCAGATGGCAAACCAGTATAATAGTATCTTCGGCGGCTTAGTTGTTCCGCCCAAGCAAATCCTGATGGGCTAACTCTAATGAAAGTTCACGTTGAAATGAAGGATGGGAAGCTGCGAAGGTTTCCCATCAATGGTGATCCTTATGCGGCTGACTATCTATCAGTCAAGTACGAAGGTGCGTTTGTTGTGATTCAAGAATCAAGTATGCGCACAGCCATTCCCGCTGCGGATGTTCGCGAAGTGAAAGAATATCGCGACAGGTGATTAGTGGATTTCTACACAAATGTTCGTCAGTATGGCAAGAACATACTTTATCGCGGCGTGGAAAACGGCAAGAAGGTTGCCCGTCGCGTAGAGTATCGTCCTACTCTTTTCGTTCCCTCTAAGAAGAAGTCCAAGTATAAGACGCTCGACAATCACTACGTCGAACCCATCAAGCCGGGAACCATCAACGATGCGCGGGAGTTCCTCCAACGCTACGAGGGTGTAGAAACGTTTCCGATCTACGGAAACAACCGCTACGAGTACACCTTCATTGCGGATCAGAATTCCGATGAAGTCCTGTGGGACCAGAAGTACATCACGATTGCGTACCTCGACATTGAGGTTTCTTCGGCTAATGGCTTCCCTGAACCTAGGGAAGCCACCGAAGAAGTCACAGCAATCACAATCCTGATCGACGGCAAGTTCGACACATTCGGTTGTGGCGACTACGCTCCCCATCGTCCCGACGTAACCTATCACAAGTGTAAGGACGAAATCGACCTTCTGCGTAAGTTCATTGCGCACTGGTCTATGAACTATCCAGATATCGTCACCGGTTGGAACGTCAAGTTCTTCGACATGACCTATCTGGTCAATCGCATGATCCGCGTTCTGGACGAGGGTGAGCATAACAAGCTTTCGCCTTGGAAGAAACTGCGTGCGAAGGAAACGACGATCAAGGACCGCGAACAGCAGTCCTACGAAATCTACGGTGTCGCGATTCTCGACTATCAAGACCTGTACAAGAAGTATTCGAAGAACCCGTCACAGGAATCATACAAGTTGGGATTCATCACATCCGTTGAGTTGGATGGCGAAACGAAGACCGACATTGACGACTACGACAACTTACACCACCTCTATACGACCAACTATCAGTTGTACGTCGAATACAACATTCGCGACACCGAACTGGTTTGGAAGTTGGAAACCGATGGTAAGGACTGTAACCGGCTGATTGAACTAGCACTTACGCTAGCCTACGACAACAAGTGTAACTACGAAGATGTGTACCAACAGGTGCGCATGTGGGACGCTATCATCTTCAACAAGTTGAAGAAAAAGAACATCGTCCTGCCGCTCATGAAGCAGGGTAAGAAAGATTCGCAGTATGCGGGTGCGTATGTTAAGCCGCCGAAGCCGGGAATGTACGATTGGGTAGTCTCGTTCGACTTGGACGGTTTGTATCCTCACCTGATTATGCAGTACAATCTCTCACCAGAGACTCTAATCAAGTCCGCAGACTACACCGACGAAATGCGTGCGCTGCGTCCTACGCTCAGTGTGAACGCACTTCTGAACAAGGAACTCAACCTCGACTATCTCGCGGGTAGGAAGATCACCTGTACCTCTAATCAACAGTTCTTCGATACGAGTAAGCGTGGCTTCCTCGCGGAAATCATGGACGAAATGTATCAAGGTCGCGTGATCTACAAGAAGAAAGCCCTTGAAGCCAAGAAAAAGCTTGAGGCTGCGAAGGAAGACCCAAACCAGTATGCGTATCTCCAACGAGAAGTCGCACGATACAACAATCTACAGATGGCGAAGAAAGTCTCGCTCAACTCAGCCTATGGAGCAATCGGCAATCAGTATTTCCGATTCTACGATATCCGTATCGCAGAAGCTATTACGCTCGGTGGTCAGCTATCCTACAAGTGGATCGAACAATACATCAATGCGTACCTTAACAAGCTCGTCGGCTCCGAAGGTGTGGACTACGTAATCGCGGGTGACACCGACTCCATGTATCTCCACATGGATGCGGTAGTCAAGAAGTTCATCAAGAACACCGACGACAAGGCGAAGGTCATCGACATTCTGGACAAGATTTGCGAAGACAAGATTCAACCGTATATCGCTAAGACATATCAGGAACTCGCAGACTACACACACGCCTATGAGCAGAAGATGCACATGAAGCGCGAGTCTCTCTGTGACCGTGCTATCTGGACTGCGAAGAAGCGTTACGTCCTCAACGTCTATGACGAAGAAGGTGTGAAGTATGCGGAACCGAAGGTCAAGACGGTGGGACTGGAAACCAATCGGTCTACGACCCCGGCTATCGTGCGTAAGAAGATGCGCGAGTGTCTCAAGATCATTCTGAACGAGAACAACACAGCCGCAATCAAGTTCATCGACCAGTTCCGCGACGACTTCAAGAACTACTCAGTGGCAGATATCTCTTCCCCGTCTGGTGTGAACGGTATCACTAAGAACACCGATGAAGTCACCATGTTCAAGAGCGGCACTTCGATTCACTGTAAGGGCGCGATTCTGTACAACCACATTCTGAAAGAGAAGGGTCTGACTAAGAAGTATCCTCTAATTCAGGACGGTGAGAAGATCAAGTACGTCCTGCTAAAGCAGCCCAACCCTTATCGCAATAACACCATTGCGTTCCTGAATCGGTTGCCACCTGAATTCGAATTAGACGAATACCTAGATTACAACGCACAGTTCGAACGC